GGCGGCATCCAGCGTGTACGACGCTATACGGCAGGCAGCCGGGCGCGGTGGATGAGCTCAGATGGCTGATTCTGGCAGCGGCGGGGATTGGCATCCTGGCATGGATTGCCTGGAGCCGGGTGTATTGGCGCTATGCTTGGGCGGCGGTCGCGCCGATCAGCTGGCTGCTGCATGTTGCGGCGTTTCATGCGGCGCGCCTGGCCGAGGCGCCGCTCAGCACAGTCACTCTCAATCAGTGGTCAATCGCCATCCACCTGCACGCCCTGATCCTGCTGGTCGGGGCGCCGCTGATTTACCGTCGCATGAGCATGCACTATGACTGAGTACATCACACCGATCCTGGTTGCAGCCATCGCTGCTCTGCCCGGGCTGTACGCGATCTGGCGCGGCAAGAAGAAAGAAGCCGCCGAGGCGGCTGACATCTACCAGCGTGTAGCGGCGGCAGTCGGCGAGCGTCTGGGCGCCCTCGAGGATGAAGTCGCAATCCTGCGCAAGACGTTGAGTGAATGGCGGGACGGCATTGAGCAGCTGCACTGCCAGCTCAGCGAAAACGGGCTGACGCCGGTATGGACGCCGCCGCCGATCGGCGAGCGCCCGACGCAGCCGCGGAGGAAACCCAATGCGAAAATTGAATGATTCAGCGCTCATTATTGGACTGCTGGTCATCGCAATGATATTGGCGTGCCTGTGGCTGTTCTGGCCGGATCCCAATCCGCCGGCGCCGCCGGCAACCGCCACCGCCACCGCCACCGCCACCAGAACGCAGCAGCCGACAGCAACTGCAACCATCGTCGCACCAACACCCACAACCAGGCCGAACGTCACACCGACCGCAACCCGGCCGGCGCCGAGCGCGACCGCCACTCGCCGGCCAACGGCGACAGCAGCGCCCGAACCCACGGCGACCGTTGACTATCGCTGGTTTAACTGCTGGTCAAACACATGGGTGACGTACCCGCGGGCCAGGTGGTCTAACCGCTGCCCGCAGGGGGTGGAGCGGTGACGTATGCCTAACCCGCTGATGCGCCTGCTTTTTGGGGAGGGCCGTGACCTACCCGACATTGATACTCTGCGGATGCTGGCGCGCCGATTGCGCCGGGAGAAGGCCGACCCCGCACGCGCTGCCGCAATCGCCGCGGCTCTGCCTGAGATGTGGTTCCCGTTCAAGGGGTACTATGCGCCGTCTCAATACTACAGCTGGGCGCACCCTGGAATTGATTGGCCCATCCCGACAAGCACGCCGCTCTACGCCGCATTCGGCGGGCAGGTTGTGCAGGCCGGGAGTTATTCGACATTGAAGGGTTACGCCTACCGGGTGACGGTGGTCCAGTCCGGCATCGGCTTCACCTACGGCCATATGCTCCCGAATGGTATTGATGTCCGCGTCGGGCAATGGGTTGTGCCGAAGCAATATCTCGGAAGATCGGACAACACAGGCAACAGCACCGGCCCGCACCTGCACATGGGCGTATTCGATAACGGCAGCGGCGGCGATTATGGCGGCGGGAACTTCAACTTTTATTCACGGCTGAAACGGTGGAGCGATGCACCCACGCCGCCGCCACCCGAACCGCCGCAAACCGGGGTGTTGTGGTACGTTGCTAAGTCCTCGCCGCTGAGTGTGTACCAGGCGGCAAACAAATCGAGCGCGGTCATTAATCACCTGCAGCCGGGGCAGCGCTTCCGGGGAACGCGCAATGGTGAGTGGATTGCAATCAGCACCGGCGGCTGGGTGATGCGGAAGAACGGAACAAAGGTGTTGTGCAAAAAGGTATGAGCGACCTGACCGATAAGCAGCGCCTGTGGGTCGAGGAGTATCTCATCTGCTGGAACGCCACCGAAGCGGTCCGGCGGGCGGGGTACGTCGGGAGCTACGATGTGCTGCGCAGGATCGGCTCGGGCAACCTGCAAAATCCGGAGCTGCGCGCCATTATCGAAGAGCGCATCAAGACTAGGGTAATGACCGCCGACGAGGTGCTCGCCAGGTTGGCCGACATTGCCCGGGGTAACATGGCCGACTTCATCACGATCAACGGGCAAACGCGCATTGATCTGAAGAAAGCGCAGGCCGAGGGCAAGCTGCACCTGGTCAAGTCTTTCACGAAGGTGCGCGGCGGATACAAGATCGAGCTGTACGATGCACAAGCAGCCCTGGTGCAGCTCGGCAAGGCGCTCGGCGTGCTGACCGAGCGGCATGATTTCACCAGCGGCGGACAGCCAATAAAGGGATATGCCATTGTTAGCCCCGACGATTGGGATGACGCCAGCGAGTAACCGCTTTATCGCATCCTACAAACCGCTGCCCTGGCAGATAGCACCGTGGCGCGATAAGGCACAGATCCTGCTGCTGACCGGAAGCGCCGGCGGCGGTAAGTCGCGGGTGGCCGGTGAGAAGGTGCATGCGTTTATGAAAAAATATCCAGGCGCCACCGGCCTGATGCTGAGGAAAGCGCGCGAGTATGCCGGCAAATCAATCGTCCCATTCATGTCGCGCACAGTGATCGGCGCCGATGCGCAGGTGGCGATGCGTAAGAGCGACAGCCTGTTCCAGTACGACAACGGCAGCCAGCTGTACTGGGGTGGTATGAAAGATGATGCCCAGAGAGAGGGCTTGCGCTCGATTGGGCAGGACGGATCGCTCGACATTGTGTGGGTAGAGGAGGCCAACGCCTTTACCCGCAACGATCTGGACGAGCTGCTGGCCCGCATGCGCGGCAAGGCCACGGGCTGGACGCAGATCATACTGACGACCAATCCGGATGTGCCGACGCATTGGATTTATCAGGATCTGATCCAGGGCGGGCAGGCGAGTGTTTATTATTCCGGCGCTAAGGATAACCCGCACAACCCACCGGCATACATGACTACACTGGGGATGCTGAAGGGTATCCTAAAAAAACGGCTTGTTGATGGGCTGTGGGTACAGGCCGAAGGCGCGGTGTATGATGAGTTCGATCCATCCATCCACGTTATCGACGATTTTGAGATTCCCGCTGATTGGCGTCGAGTGCGGGTGGTTGACTTCGGTTATACCAACCCGTTCGTTTGCCATTGGTGGGCGCAGGATCCGGACGGGCGGATTTATTTGTACCGCGAGATCTATGTCACTCAAACCTTGGTTGAGGATCTTGCGCTTGAGATCACACGCCTGAGCAAAGGTGAGGCGATCGAGACGACCGTGGCAGATTGGGATGCGGAGGATCGAGCGACATTGGAGCGGCATGGCGTGCCGACCATTCCGGCCCGAAAAGAAATCAGCCCGGGCATCCAGGCTGTCAAGGCCAGATTGGCGCCGGCGAATGACGGCCGGCCGCGTTTGTTTGTGATGCGCGGCGCATTGGTCGATGAGGACGGACGGCTCGCCGAGGCGAAAAAGCCAACCAGCACCGAAGCCGAATTCCCCGGGTATGTCTGGCCAAAGTCGGCGGATGGCAAACCGGTAAAGGAAATTCCGGTCAAGGAGAATGACCACGGCATGGATGGAATCCGGTACGCGGTGCAGTATTTCGACAGACCCGGTGTGATCACGGTGACCAATCCGTTTTATGATTAGGTGACGCAATGAGTATTACCGACACGGTACGCGGCTGGATACTGAACTTCCTCATTCCCGGCGAAACGCTGGACGATGGGCGCCTGCAGCGCATGGAAGGCTACGAGACGCGGCGGCGCTACTACGCCGGCGAACACCGCCGGCAGATCAAAGCCAAGCCCGGCCAGGCGGATGACAACCTGGTTGAGAACTACGCCAACCTGGTGATCGAGCGCTCAATCGCGCTGATGCTGGGAGATGGTGTGACGTTCGAGCTCCCGACCGACGCAGAACAGACATATATTGACGACGTGTTCGACGCCAACCGCGGCGCGGCGCTGTTGTATGCCGCCGCGCAGAATGCGGGAGTGTACGGGACGGGATACGTCAAGATCATCCAAGATGGCGCGGAGAGCAGGCGAGCAGAGAACACCATGCTGCCGCGGCTGATCGTGCTTGACCCGCGGTGGATGACGATCCACACCCATCCCGAGGACATTGGGCGCATCACCGGATACGAGATGCGCTACAACGTGGGCGAGACGGCCCGCCGGGAGCTGACCGAAGTCACCGGCTACGACGAAACGGGGCGCGTCACCAGCTGGACGATCCGCAATTACAAGAGCGACCGGGAAACCGGGGGCAAGTGGGAGCAGATCGGCGAGGCGATGTGGGATTTCGAATTCCCCCCGATCGTCTCATGGCAGAACCTGCCGGCGCCCAATGATGTGTACGGACGCAGCGACATTGAGGCCATCATAGACATCCAGGACCGGATCAACTTTGTATCTTCGAACATCTCCAAGATCATCCGCTATCATGCTCACCCGAAAACCTGGGGGCGCGGCGCGGGGCTGGGCGACAAAGCCACCTGGGGCGCGGATGAGATCATCCTGCTCACCGGGCAAGACGCCGCGCTGCAAAATCTTGAGATGCAGACCGACCTCGCATCGAGCATGGCCTACCTGGATGCGCTCAAGACGGCGCTGCACGACATCAGCCGGACGGTGGATCTGTCCACAGTCAAGGACCGGCTCGGGCAGCTCACCAACTTCGGTCTCAAGGTCGTTTACAACGATGCGCTCGATAAGAACTCGGTCAAGCGTGACCTGTTCGGCGAGGCGCTGCAAGAGCTGATCCGGCGCATCCTGATCCTGGGCCGGCGGGCGCCGGACCCGGGCAAGATCGTCTGGCCGGACCCGCTGCCGGTGAACGAAGCCGAAGAAATCGCCGGGCTGGGGTTCGACCTGGAGCACGAGCTGGTGAGCAAGGAAACGGCCGCCGGACGGCGCGGCTATGATTGGGAGCAGGAAAGCCAGCGGCTGGAAACACAGGCGCAGGCAGCCGAGAGCCTCGGCGGGTTCCTGATGCGTGAGATGGCCCGCGGCCGGGCGGCCGGCGGGTTCGATGAGGAACAGAATGCCGGA